CACCAGGCCCTTTAATTTTTAAATTAAGAAAAGGTTTACAAAATTATCGTCCTAAGGATTTCTTGTTACTAACCGGAGATCCTGCTATTATTGGTGTCGCCTGTTCTCTAGTTTCTGACATGACAAATGGAAAATATCAATTACTCAAATGGGATAAACAAGAAAGACAATATTATCCCATTGCGATAAACTTACACGAGAAAGGAGAAATCAATGAGTAGTATTAATTACGAAGAAGATCAGAGAAAATCTTTGGATTCAGTAAATGAATCTGATAAATTATCTGATCAAGTAGTTAAGCTAACTAATCTAGAAGATGAATTAGCTAATAAAGAAAAGGAACTAAAAGAACTTAAAAGAAAAGTAGAATTAGTTTCAGGAGAAATCATTCCTACAATGATGCAGGAAATGAATATCTCCACATTAAAACTCGCAGACGGAACTTCAGTTGAAGTCAAACCTGTCTACGGCGCTTCGATCCTCGTTGCAAAACGAGAAGGAGCATTTAAATGGCTTCGAGACAACGGCCTAGGTGACCTTATAAAAAATGAGGTTACTGTTGCTTTTGGTCGTAACGAAGACAACAAGGCATCGCAATATGCGATCCTTGCAAAAGGTCAAGGGTACGAACCTGTCCAGAAATTAAAGGTTGAACCTATGCCACTTAAAGCATTGGTCAGAGAGCGACTAGAAGCTGGACAAGAAATGCCATCTGATCTTTTTAACCTGTTCACGGGCAACAGAACAAAAATAACAAGGAACAAATAATCATGAACAAAGAACAAGGAACCATGACAAAAAGAACCGATGCTCCTCTTCCAGCGAATACGTTTGAAGACGACATGGGGAAAGGATTAGGCAATATAAGTCAACAAGACTTAGCATTACCTTTCCTTAAAATCCTTGCACAGTTATCACCTGAAGTAAATAAAAGGGATGGTAAGTATGTGGAAGGTGCAGAAGCAGGAATGATTTACAATTCTGTTACTGGAGAGTTATATAATGGGGTGGAAGGCATCAATGTCATTCCATGTTTTTATAAACTCGAGTATCTTGAGTGGAAAGATAGAGGAGAAGGCCTGGGTGCCCCAGTGGCAATCTATCCATCATCATCTGATATCTTGTCTAAAACAAAAGCAGATGCAAACTATAAAGATAGATTACCTAACGGTAATTATATCGAAAAAACTGCATCACACTTTGTGATTATCTTGGGCGATAATTCTTCAACCGCATTGATTTCTATGAAGTCTACTCAATTAAAAATTAGTAGAAAATGGAACTCAATGATGAGTGGTTTAAAACTAAAAGGTAAAAACGGATTATATACTCCGGCATCTTTTAGCCATATTTACAGACTAAAAACAACTCAAATGTCTAATGACAAGGGCACTTGGTTTGGTTGGGAAGTAAGTAAAGTAGGACCAGTTACTGACAGTCAAGCTTATCAACAAGCCAAAACGTTTTCTGAAAACATTTCTAAAGGAAATGTCAAAGCAAAACATGGCACTGATAAACCGAAAGGGTCTGACTCGCATTTCTAATTTCTTCTAAAGAAGGAATCATGCATGACGTGGGCCCGGAGGGAGACTGAAGGGCCCATGGAAAGATACTATGAATGAGAAATATATACAGATCTTTAATGGTTATCGTGGAGCGTATGGTGTCGCTAATATTAAGAATGCCTATGTTGATCCAGACAGCGGTAAACTTAAATTAAAACCAGGAGACTATCGCTGGAATTATGAAGAACTTAAAGATAATATTTATAATGAGCATTTAAATGGGACTAAATCCATTGGAATTCAACCCTGTAATGAAGAGGGTGAAACTAAATTTGGACTCATTGATATTGATCCAGCGAACTACGAGCACTTTGATAAAAAATTTATTATAGACAAAATTCAAGAATACAAACTACCTCTCATACCTATTCTATCAAAAAGTAAAGGACTTCATCTATACATCTTTATGAGAAAGTTTGTAGATGCAGCAATCTTAAAATCTTTTTTAAGTAATCTCCTTCCTCTTTTTAAATTAAAATCAGACACAGAAATTTTTCCTAAACAAACTCAACTCACTAAGGATCTTGAAAGAGGGGGATATAGACCAGGGCAATTTATTAATTTGCCTTATTTTAATAAGTCAGAAAGAAGAGCTTTAAATACCGACGGAACAGAATTTACATTTGAACAATTTATCCCTTTAGTTGAATCTAATTTAGTTGATCCAGATCAATTAACTACTATCACAGACGGTATTGATAAAAAAATTTTTGAAGGAGCTGATGAAGATTTTAAAGATGGTCCTCCTTGTTTGGCTACTCTATCAACAATTATGAAAGACCCTCAATTCGATGGCAAAGATCGATTTATGTATAACTATCATGTCTTTGTTAAGATGAAGTATGAAGATACCTGGAAACAAAAAGTTAAAAATGCTCCAGTTAAATACTTTTCTGAACAACATGCCAATGCATGGGATGATAAATTATTAAACGCTAAAGTAAGATCATGGAACAGATCTGAAAAAGGCTTCACTTGTACCCAAAGTCCTATTAGTGATCATTGTAAAAAAGGAATCTGTGTTAAGAAAAAATTTGGAGTACTAGCTGGTTCTAAGGGAAATTATCCAATCTTAACTAATCTTAAAAAAATAGATCTTGATCCTGAACCAGAATATGAATTTGATGTAATTAAACCAGACGGAGTGAGCACAGCTACAGTTCATTGTCGTTCGGTTGAACATGTAAACGACCAACGTAAAAGAAGAAACTCAATATCAAAAGCTGCAGGATTCGCTCCCCCCATTATTAAAGGCGATGAAGATCAAACCGTCTTGGACGCTCTATGGAAAACTGAAAAAACAGTCAACCCTCCAATAGGAACAAGCTCTAAAGAAAAATTACACGATGTACTTCATGCCAAGATTAATGGTCCTAAAGCTATGAACGATGCCGGATTTAAAACAGGAACCGTATTAATTGAAGATGGACATGCTTTTTTTAAATTTGATAAATTTTATGACAAACTAAAATCCAAGAACTGGAAATATAGCGAAGACAAGACCGGCGCCATGATGGAGGTAACCTATGAAAAATGTGGCATAGAATTTATGGAGCAGAAAAGATTTCCAACCAAAGACAAAGGAAAATATAACACACCCACTAAAAACGTTGTAAAAATTTCTATAACAGAATTTGAAAACGTTCCCATTCACCATACTAAATTAGAACATAAAACGGATATCTTATGATGAGAAAAATACTCGGGCCTCCGGGAACAGGGAAAACAACACGTCTCTTACATTATGCCCGAACTTTTCTCAAGCTAGGAACTCCCATAGACAAGATAGGGTATTTTGCTTTTACCAAGAAAGCTGCTGGTGAAGCTAAGGAAAGAATGCTCGATCAAAATCCACATATCAATGAAAAAGAATTAAAACATTTTAGAACTCTTCATTCCCTAGCATTCTGGAAATTAGGCATGAAGAAAAGCCAAGTGATGCAGGACGAACATTATGAAGACATAGGAAGAAATCTAGGAATAGAAGTAACAGTTTATAGTAATGGACAAGAGACAACCGGTTTTGTTAATTCCGATAGTGAATACTTTAATATAATTAACGCAGCCCGCATAAAAGAAATACCCATTGAAGACGAATACAATACCGACATGTATTCTCAGGATCTTGATCAGAACTTATTATATATCCTCAGAGATGAATTAAATAACTATAAAGAGTCCTTTTACCTCAAAGATTTCACCGACATGATTGAAAAATTCATTGTGGCCGAAATATGTCCAAAATATGACGTCGTTTTTATTGATGAAGCACAGGACTTATCACCGATTCAATGGAAGATGTTTGATATTTTAAAGAAAAACTCCAAACATGTTATCCTGGCTGGTGATGATGATCAAGCTATTTATGGCTGGGCTGGTGCAGACGTTAAAAGATTTCAACAAGAACCCGCAAAAGAAATAGTATTGCCCCAATCTTATCGAGTTCCTAAAAAGGTTCAACATATTGCTGACAATATTTTAAGTAAAATACCAGATGAACGGAGATTGAAAAAAAAATGGAAGGCACGTGATGAAGATGGGTTCACACATTATATTACTTCTATTGAAGATGTTCCTTTACACGAAGGGAAATGGTTAGTTCTAGCTCGAATCAATGATAAATTAATAAAACTCAAACCCCTTCTCAGAGAGATGGGAATTTACTTTGAATATAAAAAGAGAAAGAGTTATAAGACTCGTCTCTATGCTGCTGTTCAAAATTACACACGATGGACAAAAGGATCTAAACTCTCCATCTCAGAGTGTAAAGATTTATTTGAATATTTTGGAAAGGAATTTCCAGAGAAAGAAGAAAGAATGTATGACCTAAAAGAATTTGGTTACAGCCATACTCAACGCTGGTTCGAAGTTTTTGAAACGGAACCTGAAGACAGCCTATACATTAGAAATATGATGCAAGCGGGCGAAGAATTATCCAAAGAAGCTAGAGTTAAACTATCAACGATTCATTCAGCCAAAGGAGGCGAAGCTGATAATGTTTTACTCATCATGGATAATACCAAAACGATCAGAGAAGCTACAGAAAAAAGCCCTGATAAAGAAGACGAAGAACACCGGGTTTGGTATGTGGGCGTCACACGTACTAAACAAAATTTATATATTATGGCGGCAAAAAAGGAGGACAAAGGATATGACATCGAAAGTTTACAGTAAACAAATTGGAGGATCTCACTATAAAGATATGGTGGTTCAGCCAAGTGAGTTTATCAACAAGAACAAATTGCAATTTGCAGAAGGAAATGCTATTAAATATATCTGCAGACATGCGCATAAAGGAGAAGTACAGGATCTAGAAAAAGCAAAACATTATATTGATATGATTATTGAAAGGGATTATGGCCCTCAAGAAAGTTGGATAGATGGTTACAAGAAATGGAAAGATTTATCAAAGAAAGGAGTGATCAATAACAAGGTAAAATTAGGAGACTTAAAAAAACTTTTGAAATGAGAATTCCTAGATTTGAAGCCCGTACGGAATGGGTAAAGCCCACTGAATTTCCAGACCTAAGACAAGTAGATGAAATTGCAATTGATCTAGAAACAAGAGATCCCGACCTTATAAAAAAAGGCGCTGGCTCTATAATTGGGAACGGCGAAGTAATTGGTATCGCTGTCGCCACCAAACATTATAAA